TCGTTACTGACGGTTGTCAGGGATGTTTGCACGGTTGTCGGGGCGGCCATCCCGACATCCGTCTTTGCGAGCATCGCCGGCAATCGCACCATGGCGGAGATGCTGGCGCTCGCCAACGAGATTGCACAGCGCATCGCTTACGACACACGTGAGTGGCAGCAGCTCAAACAAAGCGTAACACTGCCAGGTGATGCAACGCTGACCAATCCCGGTACGACGGCATTCAACCTGCCGGCCAACTTCAAGCGCATGTTGCTTACGGCGAACGTCTGGCGATCAAACACGCCAATGTCGCCGATGCGCTTCTTTCCCGATCTGGATGAGTGGATGCAGCGCCGCGCGCGCGGCTATTACGACAGCCGTGGCGAGTGGATTATTTACGGCGGCCAGATACACATCCACCCGCCGATGCCGGTCGGCGTTACGGCGACGTTTGCCTATCTCAGCAAGAACCCTATCGCTTTAGCAAGCGGCGGCCTTAGCGAAATTTTTCTAACCGATAACGACAGCTTCCTGTTGGGCGATCGGCTGCTCAAACTGGGCATGACCTGGCAGTGGAAGGCGCAGAAAGGCTCGCCCTATTCCGAGGATCTCGGCACCTATGGCGACGCCATGCTGCTGGCTATGGGCAATGACAGCCCCTCGCCGATCATGGTCGGCCGCGAGCCGATCTCTGCCAGCGTTGTCGCCAGCACCGCCTATCCCTTCCCGGTGCCATCGTCATGAGTATTGTCCAGGCCTTCAAGCGCCAAGCAGTGCCGGCGCAGATGGCGCAGCAGCTGCAGACGACGACGATCGCGGCGCCGACGCGCGGCATTATTCAGAACGAAAATTTCACATTCATGCAGCCGGGTGCCGCCATCATTTGCGACAACTGGGTGCCGACGTTGCGCGGCGTCAAGTTGCGTGGCGGTTGCGAGCGGTGGTCGGTGTTGCCCGAGACGACGCCGATCATTTCCGGTTTCGAGTATCTCAGCGGCAACGTGCAGAAGATGTTCGCCGCCAACGCGACTAAGCTCTACGACGTCACCTTTGGCGGCGCACCGACATTGGTGAAGGATAGTCAAGGATCCGGTAATTATTCTGCTTCGCAGCTCGCCAACCAGGGCGGCGATTATCTCATTGCCGTCAATGACGCTGGCGACTTTCCGCTGCAATACAACGGCGCGGCGTGGACGACATTCAGCGCCAATCAGATCAGCGGTCCGGTCGGCTCGACGGTCGAGCACGGCAAGAACCTCGTTGCCGTTTGGAAGTATCGCAATCGGTGGTTCTTCATCGAGGGCGGCAGCATGAACGCCTGGTATCTGCCGCTCAACGCCGTGCAGGGCGCACTGCAGATGATCCCGCTGTCGGGGGCGACGACCAAAGGCGGCAACCTGCTGTTTGGTGCGGCATGGTCGATCGACGCCGGCGATGGCATCGATGACAAGTGCGTGTTCTGCACCGACCAGGGCGAGCTGATTATCTTTTCCGGCAGCGACCCTTCGACGGCGACCAACTGGCGGCAGGAAGGTCGCTACGCCATCAGTCCGCCGATGGGCAAGAACGCGCACCTGCCGATTGGTGGCGACCTGCTTCTCGCTACGATCGATGGCATCATCCCGATTTCGCAGGCGATCACAAAAACGGCAGAGCAGCTCGAGCTGGCTGCCGTCACCCGCACCATCAAGCCGCTGTGGCGGCAGGAGGTGGCGGCCAAGATCGCCTCGCCATGGGCGCTGAAGAAATGGGACGAGTACGGCGGCGTCTTTGTCGCTGTCCCTGGTGGCGCGCCGGGTGATCGCCATTGCCTGGTCGCCAATTCCTCGAGCGGCGCCTGGAGCCGTTTCGTCGGCTACGACGCCACCTGCTGGATGTACACACGCGGCAATCTGTTCTTTGGCACCCAGGACGGCATCGTCATGCAGGCCGATCGCACCGGCTATGACGACGGCAAGCCGTATGTCGCCACCCTGGTCGGTGGCTGGGAGATGTTTCAGTCGGCCGCAGCGCAGTGCGTCTGGCACCAGGCGCGCGCCTCTTTCACCGCCGGCAACTCCGAGCCGTTCCAGCCGCAAATTGCCGCCTGCACCGACTATGACATTCGCGTTCCGCAACCGCCGCCGGCGGGGCCGGATCCTGGCGTGGCGGATGTTTGGGACCAGGGTCTTTGGGATACGGCGCTGTGGGACCAGCCGTCATTGGCGCTGCCAGTGGTGAAGAACACTGCCTGGGTGTCGGTTGGCGAAACCGGGTTTTCGCATGCGCCGGTCGTCCAGGTGACGGTGGCGCAGGCGGCGCGGCCGAACGTGGAGCTGATCTCGATCGCGGCGACATTCGAGCGATTAGGCGTCAACGTTTGAGGACAAGCGCATGGCAGTCGATCCAACCGCCGCCCCGACCGTAGATCCTGCTGACGCTCGAGATGCGCAGCTCTCTTCTTTGTACACGGACTACAATCCACAGGGTGGCATGGGCGGCCTGTTTGCGCCGGCCTACATCCACGGCCTGAAAGCGTCAGAAGACGCCGTCTCAAAATGGGGTCTGGAAAACCACCCGGTCACCTACGCCAACATCGACCAGACGCGCATGCCTAATCCGTTTCAGGGGCCGTCGCCGATGAGCGCCGGCAATGGCGTCTATGGCGGGCCGATCCCGTTGCAACAGGCGTATGGGGATCCCAAAGGTTCGATTGATCCTGAGGCACTACGTGTATTGGCGCAGGGTGGCAAATACGATTTCAACGCGCGACGCGATGCCATCGCGCAGCGGCTTGCCAGTAATCAGGCGGCGCAAGCCGCGGTGCCATCACCGGCAGCGACAGACAGCAGTATGTTTTTGGACGAGAACGGCCAGCCGTTCGACATTCAGGCGTATCAGTCGGCCTTGGCTCAATACAACCAGCAAAAAAGTCTGGGCAACGTCGGCAACTTGCCGCCGATGATGCAAACACCGCCGCTGAAAAGCAGGTTTCCGATCTCCAAAAATTACCAGGACTACAACAACGTAGGCGCGTGATGATGTACCGATACTTATTCGGTGAGGACAGGATCGTCGCGCAATTTGTTGCGCAACTGATCCCGCATGTCCGTCAGTTTGGCGACGATGCGCGCACGATTGGCGTGTTGCGTGAAGATGGCGCACTGATCGCCGGCCTGGTCTACACCAACTACGATCAGGATTTTGGCATCATCGAGATGCATGGTGCGTCAATCGATCCACATTGGCTGACGCGATCGACCATCGAGCGCATGTATCGCTACCCGTTCGTGCAGGTCGGTGTGCAGATGCTGGTGCAGCGCACCCCGATCGAGAACGAGCGGCTGCTGCGCCAGCTCGCCGTTTACGATTATCACTTCATCAAAGTCCCGCGCATGTTTGGTCGCGGCAAGGATGGTGTCCTGTGCTGTCTCACCTACGAAGCGTGGGTCGGCAATCGCTTTAACAAACGGTTCAAGCATCACCTGGACGATGCGCCGATAGAGGAGGCCGCGTGATGCCAATTAATTATGCACAAGCGCCGACACCGTACGGCAGCGGCGGCAGTGGTGGAGCCAATGCCCAACGCAACGCCATCACGCAGGCGCTCATGCGTGTCGCCAACCCGCCACCGAGCACCGGCATGCCGCAAGGCGGCCAGGGCTATGGCGGTATGAAACCGGCTATGCCACCGCCTAGCAATGTGGGCTCGACAATGCCCAGCCCGCAGGCGCCGCTGAGTGCTGCCGGTGTCATGCCGGGAAACCAGCCGCCAGGTGGATTGATGCAGCAAGCCGGCGTGGCGCCGTCTCCTATTCCGCAGACACCGCCGCAGATGATGCCGCCAACGCCAGCGTCCGGCATGCCGCAAGGACCACAGCCAAACGTGCCGCAGTCGCTGGGCCAGGGGCCGTTGATCCAGCCGCCGAATGCCAACCTTCTGCCACCAGGATTAAACCCAGGAAGTTACTGACATGGGCAAGGGCTCTGCACCGGCTGCTCCTGCTGCGCCTAATCCCGTCGACACGGCGCGCGCCTCGACGTCGACCAACGTCGCGACGGCAATCACCAATGCGTTCCTTAACAACACCAATCAGAACACGCCTGACGGGTCGCTGCGCTACGACCAAACCGACACCTATAATTGGACCGATCCCTACACCGGCACCAACATCGCCATCCCGCGCTTTACCGCGACACAGACGTTGTCGCCACAGCAGCAGGCGATCCAGGATCAGAGTAATGCCGCCAAAATGAACTTGGCCGGCATGGCCAACACGCAAAGCGATCGCTTGGCCACCTTACTGGGCAAGGAGATCGACCTTAGTGGTGCGCCGGCGGCGGGCGATCCCAACGCCATTACCAATGTCCCACAAGCGGCAACGACGTTTGGCGATGTTGGTCAGCAACAGTCGACGTTTGGCGCTGCCGGCGACATCACCAAGAGCTACGGCGCCGGCGACTTCTCCGCCGATCGGCAGAACGTGCAGGACGCGCTGATGGCGCGCATGAACCCGCAGCTTGCCATCGAGAAGCAAGGCATTGAGCAGCAACTCGCCGACCAGGGCATCCGTTACGGCAGTCAGGCTTATTCCGATGCGATGATGAACTACTCCCGCCAAGCCAACGACGCGCGCTTTGGCGCGATCAGTCAGGCGGGACAAGAGCAGCAGCGCATGATGGACATGGCGGCGCAGCGCGCCGGGTTCGAGAACGCTGCGCAGCAGCAACAATACGAAGAGGAACAAGGCCGCGGCACGTTTGCCAACCAGGCGCAGGCAGCCAACTTCCAGCAGGCTGGCGCGCGCGCCGACTACTTGAACGCAGGGTTAGCGCAGCAGGTGGCGCAGGCGCAAACCGGTTTTAACGCGCAGAACATGGCGCGCAATCAGTTCATGAACGAGCAGTACGCGCAGCGCAACCAGCCGATCAATGAGATCTCGTCGCTGTTGTCCGGCTCGCAGATCAACAACCCCAACTTCGTCAACACGCCGAACAATCAAATTCCAACAACGGATGTTGCGGGCCTCATCAACAATCGCTTCTCGCAGGATATGTCGATCTACCAGCAGCAGAACCAGAACTACCAGCAGCAGCAGGCCGGCATGTACGGCTTGATGGGTGGCATCTTGAAGGGCGGCATCGGGCTGCTGTCGGACGTGCGCGAGAAAGAGAACATCACCAAGCTTGGCAGTGTGCTGACGCCGCACAGCAACGACAATGAGCTGCCGATCTACAAGTACAGCTACAAGGGAGATCCGGCATCGGTCATGCACGTCGGCCCGATGGCGCAGGACGTCGAGAAGATCGATCCGAGCGCGGTGATCGAACACAAGGGCCGTAAGTACATCGACGGTGGCAAGCTGGGCTCCGTTTTAGGAATGGCGGCGTGACATGGCACTCGAGGACGCTGGCAGTTTCATATTCGGCGGCAGTACTGGACTGAGCTACGAGCAGCTCAAGCAGCGGCGCGCGATCGCGCAGGCGCTGGCGTCTCGGCAAGGCGGCTTCCCCAAGAACAAGGGCGAGGGCCTGACTTACCTGGGACAGAGCATCGGCGAAGCGTTGTCGGACTTGGGATTGCAACGCCGCGAGGCCGAGGCTTTAAGGCGCAGCGGCGCGTTACGCAGCGGTGCTGGGGCGCCGGCAACAACCTACACGCCGTCGGAGCAGGCGCCACCGGCAACACCACCGCCAGCACCACCGCCGCCCGCAAAAACCAGTGACGCCGGCGAGGGTGACACGCTGGCGCCGGTGGTGGCGGCTAGCACGATGGATACGGACGAGGCGCCGACGACGTCAGTCGCAGGCTTCTCCGATACAGCGCCAGTGGCGCCTTGGCCAACAACTGTCGCTGCAACCAGCGAGCAGCCGTCTTTCAGTGACCGGTTTTCCGCGGCAACACCGCCACCAGTGCAGGACACGCCGCCAGCGTCAGTGCGCGATCGCATCGCGGCGCTCGTGCAGCCGGTGTCGCAGGATCCCAACGCGCCGGCGCCACTGACCGGCGGCAACAACGCGGTCAATGCTGACACCATGGCGTTGCCGCAGCTCGCTTCAATGCAGGCGAATGTGAAACAGGCTGGCCCCGTGCCGGCGCCGGATGTGGCATTACCGCGCGGAGATCCGCGTACGACGAGCGGTGTTCGCGCCACGATGGAGGCGGCATTGTCGCGCGGCGGACAGTCGCCGGCGGCGATCAGCGGCATCGAGCGCAACGTGCGCGATGAGAGCAGCTTTGATCCGAACCTGCGCCACCCCGACCAGCCAAACTTCACCGGCGAGGCGCGCTATGCGCACGGCCTCTACCAGGAGGGCGGCGACGAGTGGAACAACTACGTCAACTGGATCGACAAGAACGCGCCCGGGAGTGATTGGCGGGATCCCAACCTGCAGAGCAAGTTCCTGGCCGAGCGGCTGCAGGATCCACAGTACGCGCGCGCCAATGCGGAGATGAACCGGCCCGACACCTCGCCTAGCGGTGCGGCGATCTCTTTCCTGCAGGGCTATCTCAAGCCGGCGCCGCAATACATGGCGCAGCGCACCGAGCAGTACGCGCGCGAGAACAATGATCCGGCCTACGCGAACAAGCAGATCGCCCAGGGTGGCGACACCGGCAGTGCCACGGTCGGTGGTCGGGCCGGACCAGGCGGCCGCGAGGGCGGCGCACCGCCAGAAGACGCGCGCGATCTGGTGACCCAGGCCCTGCTTTCGCAACAGCAGCAAAAACCGCAGGAGCAGGCTACCAGCGACGATTATCTGCCTGACGTTGTCGGAATGACCAACCGCTCAACCTTGCCGCAGCGGCCCACAGCAGCCCTGGGAAGGGCCGGTGTGCAGGGAGACGTATCTCTCCCCACCCTGCAGCCAATGGGCTCACTGCCGGGCGCGCCTACCCCCGCGGCAGGTACGCCGCCAGGTACGCTGCCAGGTTCGCCGCAGGGTGGCGACCCGCGCGATGCGATCGCAGCCGCTATTGCAGCGCAGCAATCGCCTGATGTGCCGCTGGCGGATCCCACCGCGGCCGGTGCCGTGGCGCCGATCGCTGCGCAGGGGCCGCAACCGACCATGACCGACATTCAGCCGGCGCCGATCGGCCGACCGGGTGACGTCCTGGCGCAGGCTCCGCAGCAGCAGCCGCCTCCGCCGACATACGGCCAGCGGCCGTCGCAGGATGTGATCCCACCGCAGGCGGGTGCGCCGCCGTTTCCAGATCCTGGCAGGCCGCCGGTACGGGCGCCCGAGCTGGGGCCGTCGAAGAGCATGGAATACTGGATGCAGAAGGCGTCCGACCCGATGCTCAGCCCTGACGATCGGGCGTACGCGGCACAGAAGTATCAGCAGGAGGATGGTTTCCGGCAGCAGCGGCAGAAGGAGCTGGACGCCGACTACGCCAACCGGCTCTCGGTCTACAACGAGAACGTCAAGGCCAAGCGCGACTACGAACTGAAAACGCAGCAACCTGAGTGGGCGCTCGATCAGACGATCAAGCGCCTGACGATCGAGAAGGAGCAGGCAGAGCGCGCCAACGACCCGGTCACGGCGCAGCAGAAGCGTGTCGACCTCGAGAAAGCTCAAGTGGAGCTGGCGCAGAAACGGCAGGGAATTATCGCTGGCCAACCTGGCCAACCTGGCCAGCCTGGCCAACCACAGGCGGCGCCGGCGACGAGCCTTCTCGGCACTCCACAAAGTCCGCAGCGCAGTGGTTCGCCGAACGTTCCGCCCGTCCCGGCCGGCGTAACGCCGGACAAGTGGGCCGAGCTACAGGCACCCGTACAGGTGCAGGCCGTCGAGGCGGTGCAGAAGGCGGTGCCGCAATTCGATGATGCGATCAAAGCGATCCAACAGGCGCGTACGCATCCTGGCCGCGAATACGGTCTTGGTCCGATGAGCAGCGTGACGACGAAAGTCCCCGGCACCGATGCTTATGCCTTTGGCAAGATCAACGACCAGATGGTCGGCAAGACCTTCTTGACCGCCTACAACACCCTCAAGGGCGGTGGCCAGATTTCGAACGTCGAAGGCGACAAGGCGCAGGTCGCGCAGGCCAGGATCGACCCCAACCAGAAGCCCAAGGATTACGACGCCGCGCTAAACGATCTCGAGCATCAACTGCGCCGCGACATGGAGACGGCGCAGCGCAGGATCAACCAGCCGGTCACCGCCTGGCGCGCGCCGGGCGATAACTCATCGTACGCGCCTGACATCGGCGAGCGGCGTGGCAACCTCGAGTACGTCGGTGGCAATCCGGCTTCTCAATCAAGCTGGAGAAAAATCCAGTGAGCGCAGATCGGCCGTGGGAAGACTTTACGGATCCACTGACGGCCAGCGCGCCGCCGGCGGCCGTCGCGCCGAGCGAGGCGCCGGTGGGACCGTGGAGTAACTACACAGATCCGATTGCATCGCCGGCGCCGCAGGGACCACCGGTGCCGACTGTCGCTAAAGGCAATTTTCTACCGATCTCGAAAGATGCCGCGGGGAATTATTCGTTTGATCCCAGCGCCGGCGTCACGGGTGACTTCGGACGCGCGACTACTCTGCCTGGCCGGGTGATGAGCGGCGAGACGCAGATGCCGTCGACGTTTGACCCGCGTGCCAATGATCCGCGCGCGAATTCGATGATCGGCGAGGCGATCAATTTCGGCAGTTTCTTTGGACCGCGCAATCCGATGGTGCGATCGGGTGACTTACCGATCCCCGGCGAGAAGCGCACGGCACCGGATCTCACCAAGGCGGTGACGCCGACGAGCCGGCAGTTGCAGGACATGGGCTCGTCGCAATTCGGCGAGTATCGCGCCTCGAACCAGATCTACCCGAGCGACACGATCGAGAAACTGGTCAGCGACATGAAGGCCAGCCTGACCAGTAAGGGCCAGTACGCCATGGCCGGGTCGGCGCCGGTGACGCA